AATGGTGTATTAAAATTGTGTACCAAAATGAAAGATGATGTGCCTTATAAAGTAGAAGAATTAATAGGAGTGGTATTTGTGCCATTGGTAAAAGGATCAAGATATGATTTTACAACAAAAGAAATAATAGAAGCGATGGATAGTATAAATGTATGAAAAAATTTAAAGATAACATAAGTGATTTTTTTAAATGGGTTAAAGGTACTGAACTTGTTGAATTAGACAACATAGATGTATTAGAGGATCCTGTAAGACCTGAATTAACATTAGGTTTTAGAATTACACATGGTAGAAAGATATTTGGATTAAAATATAATGATGAGATTGAATCAATTGTTTGTGTTGCAATTTGTCCTGAAGTACCACATACTGTTAGAGAAATGGATTATATGTCCAGAGTTAAAGACGGTAAAATTGTAATAGCATATACTCTATGGTCAAGAAAAAAAGGTGCAGGTAAAGAGATTATTAATAAATTAGGTGAATGGGTTAAAGATAATAAGTACGAAAAATTGATAACATTATCTCCATTAACAACAATGGCAACACACTTTCATATTAGAAATGGTGCCAAACAAATAGGTATCAATGAAGATACTCAAAATTTTGAATACAGACTACAATGATAAAAACATTTGATTTAACATTAATACTATTAATTACCTTACATTGGTCATTTTCTTTAGGTCAATTAATAGCAATGAAAACATCTTGGTCTATACCAAGATTTATAATGACAATTTTTATTTTCAGGTATTTAGCTTTGAGTTATGGATATTAAAAAAACATATAATATAATATACGCCGATCCTCCGTGGCACTTCCAGAACTGGAATAATGAAAATGCCCAAACGAATCCAGAGAATCATTATAAGACAATGACAATGAAAGATATAGAAAATCTACCAGTTGGAGATATTGCAGATAAGGATTGTGTATTGTTTATGTGGTGTACTGATCCATTATTACACAAACAAATACCTATAGTTGAGAAGTGGGGTTTTGATTACAAGACCGTAGGCTTTACGTGGGTGAAGACGAACAAGAATCGAATCAAGAACTATTTTTTTAAAGGTCCAGGTTATTGGACAAGAGCCAATACAGAGACTTGTATACTTGCAACAAAAGGTAAACCAAAACGAGTTGGTGCCAACGTAGATAGATTGGTTGTGAGTGAACGTAGAGAACATAGTAGAAAACCAGATAGAATTAGAGACGATATAGTTAAACTATGTGGAGATTTACCACGTATAGAATTATTTGCTAGAACTTCTATGCCTGGTTGGGACGTATGGGGAAACCAGGTTGACAAATTTACAATTTAATGATAGAATAAACAGATGAAAACTAAAAATTTAACAGGTGACCAAGCATTGCATTGTGCTGGTATATTCAATAATTACTTTGAAAAGTTTAGTCGTATAGATGAATATATGAGAGATCAAAAATTATCTCAAATAGGAAATATACCGGCTGCATTACCTGGAATGACTTTAGATAGTGATATGTTTTCTAAATTTGATATGTCGCCTAAAGATATGGAATTTGAAATATTGGAACCTGATAATGAAACATATGATACATTATTAAATATGACTTCTTCTCATACTAATATGTCAAGTGTGCCTGGTAAAAATTTAAAGATCGCAATAAAAGAAAAGAATACTAATCAGTGGGTAGGTTTTATAAGATGTGGTTCTCCAGTTATAAATATGAAACCAAGAAATGAATTATTAACTCACGTACCAGAATTAGTAAGTTTTAATAAAACATCTATAATGGGATTTGTAATAGTACCAACCCAACCTTTTGGTTTTAATTATCTAGGTGGTAAACTATTGGCTGCCATATGTTGTAGTCATACAATAAGAGAAAAATTAAATAACAAATATGGTATGAACTTATCATTGTTTGAAACTACAAGTCTATATGGTAATAGTAAATCATCAAGTCAATATGATGGTATGAAACCATATTTAAGATACAAAGGATTAACTGATAGTGATTTTATACCTTTGATACATGGTAAACCTTTCCATGATCTTGCAACGTTTGTTGATAGTGCTGTAGGTAAACTTGTTAAAGATGACGCCTCTAGTAGAAAGTTAAAACTAACAAATGCCATTATTGGTTTAATAAAGAGAAGTTTAAACAGAAGTGATTTAGAAAGATTTAATACAACTATAAATAATGCAAAGAAGCTAACTGAAAGAAAAAGATACTATGTTAGTGATTATGGTATTAAGAACTATCTAGATATAGTAAAAGACAACACAAAGGAAATAGTTAAAGGCGATAATTGGGATAAATTCCACCTAAATAATGTAATAGATTGGTGGAAAAAGAAAGCTGAATCTCGGTATAATAAACTGAAAGAACAAAATAGATTAAGAACTGAATTAGAAATATGGACACCAGAGGCAAAAATAGATATAATAAGATAACAAGCTTGACAATTTTAAGTGGATATGATATAAAGGAGATAATATGAGTGATTTTTTAAAAGAAATAATTAAAGAGAGTGGAAATGAATATGCAGGTTTAGTCAGTGATGGAATAGATAGTGCTGACGTTACCAGTTTTATAGATACAGGCTCTTATTCTTTTAATGCTTTATTATCAGGCAGTATTCACGGTGGATTACCATCAAATAAAATCACAGCAATTGCAGGAGAAGCGGCTACAGGTAAAACCTTTTTCGCATTAGGCATTGTAAAGAATTTTTTAGACAAAAATAAAAACGCAGGTGTTATTTATTTTGAATCAGAAAGTGCTATATCAAAAGACATGATTGAAGGTCGTGGTGTTGATGGTAGTAGAACGGTAGTTATACCAGTTTCTACAGTACAAGAATTTAGAGCACAATCAATAAAAATTATAGACAAATATTTAGAACAACCAGAGGATAAAAGACAACCTTTAATGTTTGTTCTAGACAGTTTAGGTATGTTATCTACTACAAAAGAAATGGAAGATACAGCCGCTGGTAAAGAAACAAGAGATATGACTAGATCACAAATAGTCAAATCAACTTTTAGAGTATTAACTTTAAAATTAGGTAAAGCAAATGTACCTATGATAATGACCAATCACACCTACGATGTTATTGGTTCTATGTTCCCACAAAAAGAAATGGGAGGTGGCTCAGGATTAAAATACGCTGCCTCATCAATCATCTATTTAAGCAGACGTAAAGAGAAAGACGGTGCTGAAGTAATTGGTAATATTATACATTGTAAAAATTATAAATCTAGATTAACAAAAGAAAACGCAAAGATAGACGTTAAATTAACCTACAAACACGGACTTGATAAACATTATGGACTTTTAGATATGGCTGAAGCAGCTGGTATCTTTAAGAAAGTATCAACAAGGTTTGAAACACCACAAGGTAAGGTGTTCGGTAAATCTATCAATGACGATCCAGAAAAGTATTTTACAAAAGAAGTATTAAAACAAATAGATGAATATGCCAACAAAAACTTCCGATACGGATCAGACGAAGAATAAAAAACGTTTTGTATTTGCACAAAAGACTGGTGCAGATTACACAGCGGTAAAATTACTTGAAGACAAGTACAGAAATGTAATCTACAAGTATGGTAAAGTTGCGTTTGCAAAAGAAGAAGATAGCAAAGGTCACTTGCCAATGAAGTTTGATTATGATATACTATCCAATCCAGAATCAAAAGAGATTGATACACAAGAGTTTATAGATTATATCGGTGACATATTAATTGAAGTAATGGAACAACAACTAAACTCCGGCAAGGTAGAATTTACAAATGAATAATGAACGAATTGAAATAAGTATATTAAGAAACTTGATGTACAATGAAGCGTACATGAGAAAGGCTATACCTTTCTTAAAAGAAATATACTTTGCAAAACGAGAAGAAAATATTTTGTTTACAGAAATATATGCTTTCATATCAAAGTATAATAATCTTCCTACCAAAGAAACCATTATGGTTGAAATGGGTTATAGAAAAGATTTAAATGATGATGATGTAAGAACAGTAAAAGATTTATTAGAAGTATTAAATCCTGAAGATGTTGACCAGAATTGGCTGATTGATACAACAGAAAAGTTTTGTAAAGACAGAGCAGTCCATAATGCAGTATTAGAGGGTATTAAGATATTAGATAAGAAAGATAGTAAGAGATCACCAGAGGCAATACCAAGTATCTTGGCTGACGCCTTAGCAGTTTCATTTGACAATCATATTGGTCACGACTATTTAAATGATAGTGAGGAAAGATTCAATTGGTATCATACTAAAGAGAAAAAATTCCAATTTGATTTAAGTTATTTTAATAGAATTACAAAAGGTGGTGTACCAAGTAAGACTTTGAATATTGCATTGGCAGGTACAGGTGTAGGTAAGTCTTTGTTTATGTGTCATTGTGCTAGTAGTTTTTTAGCACAAGGTTTAAATGTATTGTATATCACTTTAGAAATGTCAGAGGAAAGAATTGCAGAAAGAATAGACGCTAACTTATTAGATGTATCTATGGACGATCTCCATGATATGCCTAAATCTTTATACGAAGATAAACTTAAAAGGTTACAAGATAAAACTAAAGGTCAATTCATCATTAAAGAATATCCAACAGCGTCTGCTCATAGTGGACATTTTAGAGCATTATTAAATGAACTTGCTTTAAAGAAATCTTTTAAACCACAAGTATTGTTTATAGATTATTTAAACATATGTGCTTCAAGTAGATTTAAAGGTGGTAATATATCATCATACTTTTATATTAAGGCTATTGCTGAAGAATTAAGAGGTCTAGCAGTAGAGTTTGATCTACCTATTTTCAGTGCTACACAAACAACTAGAACTGGTTATACAAGTACAGATATTGGTTTAGAAGATACAGCAGAGTCTTTTGGTTTACCAGCAACGGCTGACTTTATGTTTGCTTTACAATCAAACGAAGAATTAGAACAACTAGGTCAAATGAAAGTAAAACAATTAAAGAATAGGTATAACGACCCAGCAATTAATAGATCATTTATTGTAGGTGTAGACAAATCAAAAATGAA